AGACAAAACTCTGATATGATCACGAGAAACATGCTCTCCAAGATCTTAGGAATTGAAAACAGAACCATAAAGAGCTGAGAAGAAAAAGGTCTGAAAAGCATAAAGAAAAAGCCATATATCATGTATCGGCATCAGGACATTATCAACTACATGAAAGAACATCTGGAAGATTGGAATGCGGCCAGGATCACAGACGACTCACTATTTATGAGGTTCGACTGGTACCAGGAAAAGAAAAAACATGATGTAGCTACAAGATACAACTGGACCGAGAGAGAAGAATCAAAGCTTAAGTTTTTAAGACACGAAGGATATACGATCAGGGAAATCGCAGAAAAGATGAATCGCTCGGAATCGAGCATCAAATATAAATTATACAGGAGGAACAAATGAATGTAAAAGAAAAGGTCAAAAGTAAACTTGCAAAAATCGCAAAGAGGATAAGCGCAGCTTATAAAATCTTTCCAGCAGTAGAATCTAGGATGTTTTCAGAGGAGAGACCTCCGTCAAAAGTTGCGAAAGTAACAGATGTTTTATATGCAAAAGAACTTGAACGTCAGATGAGGTCGCCAGTTGAGGAATGCATACAAAATATTCAAAGAGTGCACGAAATATCGGTAGGAAGCGCTAATTTAAGAACATTTTGCTACCAAAACACAAACAACTGGAGAAAGATGCATGGAATCCCAATGAGAAGGAGAATGAAATAATGGAATTACTGGAAATGTTGAATGAATACCAGGCGCTGCTTGAAAAAAAGGATATTCTGGCAAAACAAACAAAAGAGAACAATCAAGACATCAAAGTCATGATGGGAGACATTGCACAGGAGATGATCGATGCAGACGTACCAGAAATGGCTGTAGGAGATTACGTGTTCTCATTAAGAGACAAGACGGAATACAGCAAAAAATCCAACGCTGATCTTGCAGAGGCGGGACTTGATTACTTCGAAGTCTTGAGAGAGCAGGGACTGGGAGATCTGATCGTTGAACAGGTTAATGCAAGAACCTTAAATACTGCAATCAAGAATCTGGTGCAGGAAGAAGGAGAACTCCGGCCAGAACTAGAAGATATCCTGAATCAGTATGAGACATTCGAGGTGGCAAGAAGAAAAAAACGCAACAGTTCATTAAAGAAAGCAAAGGGAGGAAACTAAAAATGAGCAATTATGAACAGATGGAACTAAATATCACATTGGATGGAGAACGTGAGCTGAAAGAAAACGTTATGCTATCCGTAGAGTTTGCATATGATCAGCTCAAAAGCTACGATCTGCCAAACGTTGCAAACAGATACGAGGGATACGGAATCGCGGCCAACATGTGGTCACAGCTGGCTGCAAAAGAAAAAGGCGTAAAAGACTCTATGAAACATTTTCTCGTAACATTAGATATTGGAGAGAAGGAAGCTATCGAAGCGGCATCCTCTCTGTACAATTCAGTCACAGAGATCGTTTATACTGCAACAAACATGGCAGCACACGTCAACAAGGTTATGAACGATCTTTTCAAAGCTTATTCTGAAATCGAGGAAGAGACTCCGATCGAGAAAATGATCGAAGAAGGAAACGATGATGGATTTGTAGAGGCAGAAGAAAGAACGGAAGAAAATACAGAGGCGGAGGTGCAGGAAGATGGAGCAGAATAAAAAAGTCGATCCAAAAATCAAAGGAATCAAGTTCGTGATGGACAACGGCGAGGAAAAATATCTGAAAGGATCATTTGTATTTGGATGCGCGATCAGTATTGAAGATTCACATTGCGAATCCTTTATGATCGGAGAATGCCCAGGAGGTGCAAGACAGATTGTCGTCGATATGGCAGATAGCAACGCGCATATACTGAATGCGGTCGCAGAAGGAGACAAGGAAAAATACACAAAAATGATGCAGGCACTCATGGATGTCATCAGATTCAAGATGTTTAATGGCGCAGATGCAAGATTTTAATATTAGGAGGATATAACAATGGCAAAAAACGAATTAACAACAGTAGAAAAATTCAATCTGGTAACAGGAATGGAAGAAATGGATGAGGAACTGAAGGCAGAACTGGAAGACGAACTCGGAGATCTCGATGAAGAAAACGGAATCATCTGCAGACAGATCAAGATCCCAAGTGGTGGAGGAAAAGCATTCGAGGTGGAATCTGATGATCCAGATGATCCGGAAGTCATGAAAGAAATCAGCGGCGTAATTATCTTTACACACCGTGCGAATGCTTACTGGGAACATAAATATGGAGAAGGAGAGGATGGAAACAACGAAGCTCCGACATGCAGCTCCATGGACGGAAAGGTTGGTGTCAGATTAGAAACTGGAGAAATGTGCAACTGTGACACATGTCCATATAACGAATATGGAGTAGATGGATCAGGGAAACCATGCAAGAATATCAGACGAATTTATATGCTGATCGATGGAATGCCAGGAGTTTACCTCTTAAGCGTTCCGCCAACAAGTATCAAAGACGTAAATCGTCAGCTCGCACGAATCATGGGGCACAACAAAATCCCATACACTCGCATGGTTATGAAATTCAAGCTTGATGCCGCAACAAATAAATCCAATATTAAATACAGCAAGGTCGTTGTAGACAAAGAAGGAATTCTGCCGGCCGAAATGTTCAAAATTACGGCATCAATGAGAAAAGAACTGAAGGAGAAATATACAGAGATCGCAATCACAGGCAGCGATTACAATATGACTCCTCCTGGTACTGTAGAAAGAAACATGCATGATGTCATCGATATAAATAATGCCGGATTTGTTCAGGCAGATGCAAAAGAAGAAGTGCCATTTAATTAAGTAAGATAGCCGGGAGAATTTCTCCCGGCGAAGGAGAGAAATATGAGCGCAGAGGTTAATATTGACAATCTAATCGATTATAAAACTGAATACTCGCGCGTTATCAAAAAGGCACATATTACCGGAAATCAGATGACAGGCTGCTGCCCGTTCCATGAAGACCGAAGCTCCAGTTTTTCTGTCAATTTAAAGACAGGAATGTGGCACTGCTTCACAGAGGATATCGGCGGCAATTACCTCGATTTTTATGCTCGCATGAATGGCATCGATACAAAGGAAGCCTATAAGCAGATTCTTGAACAAAATGGATATAGCGAAGAAGATCAGCAAGAGCAAGAGCGTAGGGCAAAATGCTACAGTGTCGCTCAATATGCATTTGAAAAAAGACTTCCTGAAGACTGGCTAAAAACAGACTGTAGAATTACGACAGAACGCGATCGAAAAACAAAGATCACATATATGAAGATTCCGTATATGAACGAAGATGGAAGAGAGCTAACCTTCAGAAAAAGATACGCTCACAAAGACTTCAGATGGAAGTACGGCGCAGGAAAGACTATGTGTCTTTATGGACTGTGGAAATTGCATCAGATCAAACAAAGTGGTTACGTCGTTCTCGTGGAAGGCGAGAGCGACAGCCAGTCTATGTGGATGATGTCAATCAGCTGTCTGGGAGTTCCAGGAGCTACGATGTTTAGACAGGACTGGGTAAAACATCTGCAAGATTTAAAGGTTTACATACACCAAGAGCAGGATCACGGCGGAGAAGTCATGATCAAAAAAGTAATTACGACGCTCAAAGATGCAGGATTCATGGGAGACGTTTATAAATTTACCTGTGGAAACATTCCTGAATGCAAGGATCCATCTGACGTGTATGTCAAATTCGGAAAAGATGATGGCGGTCAGAAGATCATGTCACTCATTAAAAACGCAGAAAAAGTCGATCTGGAAGAACCAGAAGTAATCCCAGAAGCAGTCAAAGGTGCACCTGTTAATCTAAGGCAGCCGGAAGGGTGGATTTATTCAGACAAGGGAATCAGCAAGATCAGCGAAAAGGACTACAGCCCCAAAATGGTCTGCAGAACACCGATCATCCTGACACAGCGCCTGAAGAGCCTGGAAACAGGCGAAGAGAAAATGGAGATCGCATTCAAACGTGACGGAGTATGGCATAAGGGAATCTTCCCAAGATCTACAATCTTTACAGCAAGAGGAATCACAATCCTGGCCGATATGGGATGCACAGTCACCTCGGAAAACGCCAAACTGGTCGTAAGATTTCTATCAGCGCTAGAATCAGAAAACATCGATGTGATTCAAAGAGCGGATGCAACGTCCACGTTTGGATGGCAACCAGGAAAACGATTTATACCGGGACGAGAGCAAGGAATCGCGTTAGACATTGATCCAAGCCAAAAGGGAATGGCAATGGCTTATTGCAAGAATGGAGAAATGGAAGCATGGATCCGATTGATGCAGAAGCACCGTAGCCGTGACAAGTTCCGCTTCATATTAGCGTCCAGTTTTGCAGCACCTCTCCTAAGGATTCTGAAGCAAAGAATTTTCTTTGTTTACAACTGGGGCGGTAGTAAAGGCGGAAAGACTGCAGCATTAAAAGCAGCATTGTCAGCATGGGGAGATCCTGAACGATTGATGGTAAACTTTAACGCTACTCAGGTTGGACTGGAAAGAACGGCAAGCTTTTTCTGCGATCTGCCACTTGGAATCGATGAAAGACAGCTGGCAGGAAGAAACCAAGAGAGCCTGGAAAAGACAATCTACATGATTGCATCAGGAACCGGGAAGATCAGAGGAAGCAAAGGCGGAGGCCTTCAGACAACGCACCAGTGGCGAACGGTGGCACTGGCAACAGGAGAGGAACCACTGTCAACAGAGACATCTCAAACGGGTGTCAGCACGCGTGTGCTTGAAATCTATGGTGGACCTTTTGACAATGAGAAGGAAGCAAGCGAGATGCATCAGCAGGCTGCAGATAACTGCGGCTGGGCAGGCCCTGAATTTATAGAAAAGATTGTTGGGATCAGTGAAACGAGTATTTGTGAAAAATATGAGGAAATGCTCAAATATGTCGGGCGGATTGCAGACGGAAAATCAGGAAGCCATGTGGCCGGGATCTCGGCCGTCGCATTGGCAGACGCCATGATCGATACGTGGTTTTTTTCAGAAAATCCGGATCAAAATGAGGAAAAAACGGACCAAAACAATCTGCAAATTGAGAAAAAGCTAGAAATCCGTGACGATTCGTGGAAAAGAGCAAAGCAGATGGCTGCATCGATTCTTCAGGAACAAATGAACACAGATGTAGGAGATGTGAACGAAAATGCACTTCAATTCGTAGTAGACTGGGTTCTTCAGAATCGTATGTACTTTGGAGAAAAGGCAATCGGGACATGCCTCGGAACGTTCTCGGAATCTGGAAACATTGCTTATATCTTCCCATCTGCACTGAATCAGGCGCTCTCAAAGGCAGGATACAGCGCGAGAAAGACATTGAAATACATGGCAGACAAACAACTGATCACAGCAAAGCAAAGGGCTGATCACAAAGGAAAGACCTATCAGGTACCGAAAAGATTTGATGGAAGGGTGTGTAAATTTATCGAATTCTTCATCGGAAGGATTGCAGAGAAGGAAGATGTCATGGATTGCAACGAAGAAGATGAAGTGAATAACGGACCAAATGAAACACTTCCAGGAGTCGATGGTTTTCAACAAGTTTCTATGAATGAAGCACTGCCATTTGCGTAAAATCGGCCCGATTTTGTAACCCCTAAAAATTAGGAGTTACAAAGGAGTTACAAAAGGGGTTACACTTAAACCCGCATAAACAGGGGCTTTAAGAGATATGTAACCCCTGTAACCCCTAAAATAAGAATATACTGCGATATTTGCATTATGATGCATGCGATGCACTTTTTTTATGCATCGTATGCATCATAACTAAAAAAACGGTGTGTATGTGAAAAAAAGGGGTTACGGGGTTACAAATGCCCGAAACCCGCATAAATACGTGCTTTTTGCGTAACTCCTTTTTATTTTCAAAAGGGGTTACAAGCCAAAATCAGACAAAAAGGAGTGAAAATAGCGATGGCAATCAAAAGAATTGTACCAAAATTTGAACGTAAAGCGAAGATTTGTTTAAAATGCGGAGCAAAATTGAAGCGTGTCAGGAACAACGAAGCAGTGAAATGTGAAAAATGTGGAACAGTGCATCTGATCAAATTCACTGAGCATGGAAATGTTGTTCTGACAGATAAAAAATATCAACATCTTTTTGATTATCAGGAGGATGAAGCAAATGAAGGAGACAGCGAAGAAGAGATCGCAGAGGATTAATGAACTGCAGAAAAAACTCCGATCAGGATCATACATGACGGTCGATGAGAAAAAACAACTGCTGCAGTTGGTCTTAAAAAAAATAGAAGTTAATAAAACGCAGATATCAAAAGAAGATCTTATGACAAAGTACAAGGCTGCATTTGATGCACTGAAGCAGGACCTGAAGGAAGCAGCACAGGCATACATGAAAACCTATGTATTCGAGCAGATCAAAATAAAAAAAAATCCAGCCGGCAGAGCACTGGTAAATAAGATCAATAAACGATACTTTGATCAGCACCTGGCAGAAAAGATCGGAACGGCACTCTACAAAGATTACAGCTTCGATGAAGCGCAGTATCTGATCGATCAGCATAAGAAATGGATTGAAACAGAATACAAGAAATATCTGCAGGAAGGAGAAGAAAGTGGTGGAATACATTAACGTCGTGATCACAGTGATTGGATTATTTGCTGCAATTGCTCGAATCTTTACCAGAAGAGAAAACCGGGAAAGAAGGCTCAAGCTGACAATGATCGTCTGTGTAGTATGCATGATATTATCCCAATTTAAAGAACTATCAATCGTATCAAGAATCATCTATGGAATCATAGCATTTGTGGAAATGGCAGAAGCTGTGTCCATATTAAACGAATAAGGAGAAAAACATGAACAGAGAAACAAACATCGAACAATTCGAGGAATTAATGAGCGCGATCGAACGCCCAGGAATTGATAAACTCATGGATTACATTAGAAAAAGTGACTTTTACACAGCACCGGCAAGCACAAAGTTTCATTTATCATGCAAAGGTGGATTGCTGCAGCATAGTCTAAATGTTTACGAAGCAATGAAACATAGGCTGGAGATGGAAGGAGGTGGTCTCGTTTATAAAGTTGCAGACTATACCGTTGCGAAAATTGATGAGGATTCACTCAAGATCGTGACACTGCTCCATGATCTTTGCAAGACGAATTTTTACGAAGAAGGAACCAGAAATCAAAAAACATATGACAAGGCCAAAGTGGCCAATGCTCAAAGATGGCAGATCAAAGAAGACAGCAACGGGAAATTCATCTGGGAAACAGTGCCGACCTATGCAGTTAATGATAAAAACCCATATGGTCATGGAGAAAAATCAGTCATGATGATCGAAGAATTCATGAAACTCAGCATGGAAGAAAGATATGCGATCAGATGGCACATGGGAATGGGTGACTGCACATACAATCAGATTCAGGCATTCAATGCCAGCTGCGAAAAGTTTCCACTCGTCCTGCTGCTTCACAATGCGGATCAGGAAGCGTCACATTTCTTGGAAGCAACGACTGGAAACAAAAAATACGAAGAAGCAAGCGGAAGAATCGAATTTGAAGAAGTAGAATCAATTAAAAGATAGGAGAATAAAAGAATGGAATTAGAAAAATTTATACTGTTTTTCTTTTTTGGGTTTGTCTTCGGATTAATAACAGACGAGATCATCGATCGAAGAAATACAGATTCGCGAATACGAGTATACATTGCAGGACCAATTGCCTCAGATCCTGATTATGAGGACAACTTCACAAATGCACATATTGAACTACTGATGCAAGGATACATTGTTGAAAATCCAGTCGAAGAAGGAAAGAAGCTCGAAAATCCGACTTATGAGGAATATATGGAAAGTGGCATGAAGCAACTGAAAAAGTGCGACATGATTTATATGCTGAAGAACTGGAAACAAAGCCCAGGAGCGAACAGAGAACTGGGATATGCAATGGCAAAGAATAAGATCATAATGTTTGAGGAAAAGGGGGATGAGATCGATGTTAGAGAAATATGAAAAAGGATTTGATGAAAAGAAGTTCATCGAAGACTTTATGACATCAAAGAAAATCAAGACGAAGAAAGATGCCATGAAGGACCTGAGGAAACAGATCAAAAAAGAATCGTATTATCAGGATAAGATCAAGCGCGGCTTGCAGAAGAAATATCCAGAAGCTTTTATCAGAAAAGTACCGCAAGGAGCATACTGCCAGGCAGGAATCCCGGACATCCTCATGATTTACAAGGGTCATTATTTTGGATTCGAGGTCAAGCGTCCAGTCGTCGGAATCAGATCCAAGCTGCAGGAGCAGACAGTGCTGAAGATCAGAGAGGCAGGGGGAACCGCAGAATTTGTCACATGGCCAGAAGAAGCCATCGCGGAGGTGGAGAAGTATGAACAGAAATAAGAAGGGTGAAATGCCAGAAGTCACAAGAGCCACATATAAAAGCGTAAAGAAATACGATCGAAAACAGTTCTCGGATTTTTGCCAGATTATATATGGATATGGATACGAAGATGGCCGAGCATCAGTTCCAGGAGTTGATATCGAAGCAATCTATCAGGCAATTGATAATACGAAGGGAATCGGGCCAAAGACAAGTGAGAAATTAAAAGAGGCGATCAGCCCATTATTTGCGAAGGAGGATGAACAATGATAAGGAAAAAGACGTGGGAAGAATTTAGAGATACCGGGCTCTTTTGGTTTATAAATATGATTCTTCATGCATTTGGATGGGCCATTGTATTAGTAAAAGATGATGGAAAGATCATAGATGTTCATCCGGCAAGAGTAAGGTTCAGAGGATTTGATGAAGATAGTAATACTATTGGATATAAGAATGTTGCGAAATATATGAAAGAAGAATCAGATCAAATTTTTAAAGAAGCTGCAAACCAAGATGAGTGTGGGAATAGCAATTAATCAAGAAAGGAAATAGGCGATGATTAGTAAAGAAAAAATTCATGACTATACAGACATCTATGTGGAATCATATATGCGAGCATTAGAAAAGGTTCATAATCCAGATCTTGCAGTTCAGGCAGCGATGGGAATCGTGACAGTGTTAAGAACTCTTGAACAGCAACAGGAGGAAATGCGGAAACAGGAAAATGTAATGAATCCACTGACAGATTCATTGTTTACAGCACTGTACAGAGGCGAAGCGCCATTCTTTGCTGGAATGTATGCAAAGAAAAAATCAGAAGGGGAGGATGAAGATGGATGCTAAACGAGCTGCGAACATTGCAAGATTCAAATTATGCATAGAAAGAGAAATGAATGGAGGAGGCTACACGGATGAAAATGAGCAGGAAGCGTTCTGGGCGATGGCAACGAATGCATTAGAAAAAGCAGTCCCAAAATCTCCAAAAGAGAAGAACCTGGACTTCGGAGACAAGGTGATAGTTTGCCCAAACTGCGGAATATCAGCAATCGGGAATATGTTCTCGCGCAACGGCAAACAATACCCGCACTGCCCATGGTGTGGCCAAAAATTAAAAGAAGAGGAGGAGTAAAAGTGACGATAGAAGAATTTGAACAGGCAAGTGAGATTTATCGAAAATATGATGAGATTGAAGACATCATCGAAAGAATCAAAGAAGCAAGGGAAGAAAAGCTGCAGATCGATGAACGAACAAAGAAGGATGGGTATGACCATAAGAAATGGTGGCAGAAACTAAGATTTTTTTCATTAAGATTTAAAGGAACAAGGATGGTGGTTATGCCGCATTATGAGTTTGCACATGGAATCGAGGTCGATGCAGATCCGGAACTTATCGAGCTGATCATTGATTACTTTGAAAAGAAAAAGGATCATTACAAACAGCAGCTATCAGAAATCGGAGGCATTGATGAGCATTAAAGAAAAAGTAGATGCGATGACGAAGATCATAAGAATGACACCAGTACCAGTACTGCTTGCCAGCCTTGAAAGCATGATCAATATCCTGCATGAACGGGGAATCGATGTCGTCGACTGGGATGATAAGTCAAAGAAGCTCGTCCAATTTAGAGTAATTGGTGGCAAGGCGTACTTTTTTGCAGCAAGTGACAACAAGGAGAGTGATAAGAATGGCGACAGCAAAGAGTAATCAACAGGAGAAGGATCAAAGTGCCGATGTACTTAAGTGGATTCTTGGTCAGACGTACCGAGCTAAGGCGAGGAAAAATTTACTGGACCGCAGACTCAAGATGATAAATTTAGAAAGAGAGTCCCCCATTGGCGGCAGAGGATATGATCCATTGCCACACTCATCAGGGACAAGCTCAAACGGCGCAGCCAGCATCACGATGAAGCTGGCGGACATTGAAGAGAAGATCTATCATCAGAAGGAAGAGATTGACAAAGCGATCGTAACTGTCATGGACATCATGGACTACTTGCCAGACGGCAGCCTGGAGCGTGACATCTGTGAGATGAGACACATAGATCTCATGAGATGGCAGGACATCCAGGAAGCCATCCCGATGTGCAGGAGCCAGTGTTATAAACGATACAACAAAGCCATCGCCCTGCTGCTTCAGAACGGACGCATCAGAAAGATAGTGAGTGACCATACGCCAGCATACGATGAGTACACATGTGAGAGGTTGCTGGCCAAAGGAAGAAAAGATAAGCAGAAGCGTGGAAGAAAGCAAACAAATAAAAGAGGAGACTAAAAGAGACTATGACATGTGTTATTATAGTATCATGGCAGTGAAACGGTAGAGACAAGCCGCACGCATGAGCCATCTTGTATGTTCCAACGAACGACCTTTTATCAATAACCCCCTAGCAGCGCAGAGTAAGCGCGGAGGCAGTCGAAAGGCTGCCTCTTCTTTTTTTTGAGAGGAACGGTCGCAAGGTACTACAACTGGAAATAATTGGTACGGCGCGTGGAAGGCCCGATTCTTTACCGGATTTAACAAAAAATTTTTTTCACATTTCGTTACGCAATAACCAAAAAATCCCTTTAAGGAGGCATGATCCATGGGAGAAATGAGAATGGAACGGCGAATCTTATCAGATTTAAAGCCGGCAGAATACAATCCGAGAATCCCGCTGCGTCCTGAGGATAAAGAATATCAGGACATCAAAAGAAGCATCGAAGATAACGGATATCTTGATCCGATCGTAATCAACTACGACGGAACGATCATCAAAGGACATCAGAGGCGGACTGTCATGATGGACCTCGGCATAAAAGAGGCTGAGGTTGTCGTTCTTGAGATTCGAGATAAAGGAAAAGAGAAACAAGCCAATATTGCATTGAACAAGATCACAGGTCGATGGGATGATCTGAAGCTGAAAGATCTGTTATTAGATTTAGAGCTGAATGATTACGACCTGGAATCAACAGGATTCACCGTTGATGAGCTCGATGATTTATGTGTCAGCTTAGAAAAAGACCTTGAAGCCGAAGAAGATGACTTTGATCCTGAAGAAGAATACAACGAGATCGAAGAACCAGTCACACAGAGAGGAGATATCTGGATTCTTGGCCGTCACAGGTTAATGTGCGGAGACAGCACGTCAGAATTAGATGTCTCACAACTAATGGCAAGCGAAGAAGCAGATCTCGTGATCACTGATCCGCCATACAACGTTAACTATAAAGATGGGTCCATTAAAAATGACAACATGGACGAAGGATCCTTTGAAGTTTTCCTTCAGAATGCATTCCTTGCCATGTTTGAATTTATGAGACCAGGGGCAGCAGCTTATATATTCCATGCAGATAGTGAAGGATTGGCATTTAGAAAATCATTCGCTGATGCAGGTTTCAAGTTGGCAGAGTGTCTGATCTGGG